ATGACGCCAACGACCACACATAAAGGCTTTAAGATTACTTTTTCCGAGGTCATGGAGAAGTGGGATTGCCGTGAAATAGGAAAAAGCAGCCCAAGCCTAAAGGGCATCAAGTCTCAGATCGACACCCACCAGCGGAACATGCGTAAGGGTGTTGCCGTTGATGCCTTCGAGCTTGAGGGCGTCTTCCGGTATCAGAGCCTCAACCAAGACACCCGCGTCTGCAATCTAAAGCCTGCGCGGGTTGTTGAGTATCTAGGCGAGGACAAGGGGAGATATTCCCGTGGTGGGGTCATAGAGGTTGCGGTTATGCCGGAGGGCGGATCGCGCAAGAAAACAAGCCTGCGTAATTTGTACAAAGCCACACCAGAGAACGAAGCCATTGTCGAGCGGGCGCACCAAAAAGGTTTGGAGGCGGTCTCTGCGATCAACCAGATGAACATGATCCTTGGCGAACTTGAGAGATTGGACCAATCCGATGTGGGGGCTCTTTCTCGGCTGGCCGATACTGACGAAGACTAACCCCCGCCACGGGAAGGCTCACAACATAGGAGAGCGATATGGCACGACTAATTCACGCGCCGATTGATGGGATGGCAACGCCGCGCGACGGCGATGTAATGCTGAACAAGTATTGGTGCGTACACCCAGAAAAGGGAATCGCGTTTTGGGATCGCGGCGGCAGGGGATCGTTTGATCGTGAGCGTCTATCCCCGCAATGCAACGCGGATAGGAGGGTTTCAGATATCCTTGTGGGCATCCATGAGGGCCATGTGGTTCAGCAGATACCCGCAGTCTATCTTGGCAACTTGGCGCGCGTTTTTTCGAAACCCACTCCCCCGCAATGACCTGAAAGGACGATGATATGAATGGATGGATAATCGCTTTTATCATTTGGTATGCGATGAGCTTTGCGTTGGCCCTAAACCGTTGGTCGTCTGGCTCTGGATACATGAAGGTCAGGGCTGGTGATGTTTTCCTCGGCCCATTTATCACAATTTTCCTGCTATTTATGGGCGGAGCTTTTACGTCCTGACCACCCTCTAGGCACAGATAGGAGAGAGAGATGACTGACATCGAAAGACCAAACGACTTTGCATGGGGTCGCGTAATCGAAGACCACACCGTCGGCCCATACACGATCAGGGAATTTCACCCGCGTAAGGTTCAGGGCGCTGCAATTCTGCGGGAAATCGACACGGAGCGCACCGAGTTTCACGGCTATATCGACGGCAAGACCACTGGTGAAAGCTGGCCGACACTTGAGGACGCTATGGCGGGCCTGATCGTTCACCGAATTGTGGGCTTTAACAGCAGAGATATCAACTACCATTTTGTAGCTGGCCTGCGTGCGATGACCACCCCACAGGAGACACCCCATGACTGACGAGAAAGACAAGATGGAAGCGCAAATGAAGGCGGTAGAATACGCCGTGCGTTATGCCATAAACAAGATCGGCGTTGACGTGATTAAGAGCGGGCCATTCTTTGGCCTCGGTGAGCGGCAATGACTGACCAGACAGCGCCGGAGCAGATTACTGATTTCTTGGAAGAGGCAGCACGATACTTTGAAGGCCGCAACACCAATGGCGAAGACAAGGCGCACTGGTCGAACATATACAACGCCGAGAACTGCCGGAAAGCCGCCGACACCCTCGCAGCCCAGCAGGCAGTGATAGACGAGCTGGTGGCGGCGCTTAGGCCGTTCAGCGAGATTGCGGGTGAGATGTTTGCGAGAAACTGGAACATCGACCAATCGCCAGTTCTCGCATTAGACAACCCGGAAAGAGAAAATCACGTCACTGTTGCAGACTTTTTCCAAGCCCGCGCCGCCCTCGCCAAAGCCAAGGAGATGGGGACGTGACACGGCCCGAAAAAATCAGCGCCCTGATCAGCGCAGCGACCGACGCCTGCGATAACCAGTTGGATGCAATGGACCTGCTGCTCGATGCTGCGGCGTTCATCATGTCCGAAGGTCAGATCGACATGGCAGACGCTGAACAGCGCCTACAGCAAGGCGTGACGTCGTTCGACGCAATGTCTGGTAGATAACCACCCACAGAACAGAGGAGCGACCATGAAGAACGGAGACAGGTTGGAGTATGCGCTATTGGGGCTGGTGATTGGCACGGCTCTATCTGGCTCTTTTAGTATCGTTATAGTTTTAAACGGACCGCCAGACGCAACATTTTCGGTCAAGTATTTCCTTCTATGCCCGATATTTGCAGCCGCAGGCTGGATCAATGCAGAATCAATTCGTGACTGGATGAACCGGTAACCACGAAAGGGATGGATATCGCCATGACAACCAAAAAGAAAGAAAACCTACTGTCCTGCCCATTCTGCAGGGGCTTCGCAATTGTAGTGGATTGCGAGGCCAACAACGACTTTACCGTCAGGTGCTTTGACTGTGGTGTTGAGACGCGGCACGGACCAAAGCAGGAAGTGATCTCCCTGTGGAACCGCCGCAAGTCCATAGAAGAAAACTTGAGGGAGCTTTTCGCAGGATATTCACATGAAACAGGCGAGGGTGGCGGGGAGACAATTGTGATTGATGCGCCAGAAATGCGATGCGCTGAATGCGATTGTGAAAATGGCGGCGATGACTGCAATTGGATCGCCCCACAAACGAAAAACCCCGCCGCCCAATGAAGGACGACGGGGCATATGTAACCGGCTGCTATGACCGAAAGCAGCCTATTTCGGCTGGCACAGCACCCGTCGCAGCGCATCAGCGGGCAGCACGCACAGCACGTCGCCATCCTCGCGTGTGACGGTCACCGTTTCGCCGTCATAGCGCAGGGTGGCGGGGTATATCTTCTCTATGCGCATTCCGGTCTTTCGATTGGGTCAATGGCGCGCAGGACAATGCCGTCTTGCTTGTGGAAGGTGATCGACTGGATGGCCCGCCGCCCACCGTACCCCATCGACGCAGCATAGCTGTCCGGCGGGCAGAACGCGCGCAGGCTTTCCCACCGCATCGGGCCGAGGTCTTTCGCGGCGTCGTGGTGGACGTGGCCGGTGAATATGTGCCGGTGCCGTGTTGCCGACCAAAAGCTGCACACATCGCTGAGATACATAGCCAGACGATCAGGCTTGGCTTTATCGCCATGATGCGCTGCGATCAGGCAGGCACCCCACTGGACCATGAACAGGTCGCGCGGCTCTTTCTCGATGATGATGCGCGGGCTGTCTCGATACCGTTCTGACAGCGCAAAGGTCAGGACCAAGTGCGCGTGAATGTCGTGGTTGCCCCGAATGACCCTCACCAGCACATCTGCGTGCTTTTCCGCCAGCCGGTCAATCACCTTGGCGATCAACGCCACCCCGTCATTCAGAACCTTCCACTGCCGCCCGTCAACGTCCAGCTTGTGCTTGCTCTGTGGGGTTTCGGCCCGTTCATCATCGGCGTGGAAAAAGTCGCCACCGATCAGCAGAATGCCGCGCTTGCTGGCGGGTGTCAGGGCGTCAAGCTTGTCGAAGGCATAGAACATATCGCCCGCCGCTGTGCGCATGTCGTAGTTGTCGCCACCGGTCTCCCTGCCCCACGCCTGCATTCCAAAATGCACGTCCATAAGCGGGTATAGTGTGCAGAGATCAGCCATGACGTGCGCGGGCGGCGTGCTGGGCGCGACCGGCTGAATATCGTTGAAGGCGTCTTGAAGTTGCTCGATCAGATCGGGCAGGCCCGATTCAGGCGCAGACCATCGCGTGGTCCCGATCTTCTTGCCCTCGTCGTCGTAGTTGTGGATCCACCCGCCCTTGGCCTCGCTGTGGGATAGTTGGGCGTTTCTAGCTGCGGTGCGGATACCTTCGGACAGATGGAGGCCGCGCCGCTTCGCGTTGTTCAGCCGGTTGGTGAAGGTGTTGGGATGCAGCCCCAGCGATGCCGCCGCATCTTTGATTGATCCGTATTCCGCCTTGGCGTTTACCACCTCAAGGCACTGCGCGTCCGTAAGAGGCGGCGTGGGCATTAGGTAGGCTCCCCATCCGCCAGCGGCTCGTTGAGGACCTCGAACCACTCACCGGAAGCCACAAGGCACATCAGCCCGTCTGGCATTGTCGCGGTGATGGTCCAACTCCCGCTTTCCGACGCAAAGGTTTCGACAACCACACCATTTGCCGCCACACCGATAGATTGCCGCGACTCGCCGAAAAGCTCGGCCAGACGCTTAACAACGTCGTCACGTGGGCCGCGTTGGTTCGCGTACGCTGGGCACGCCAAAATGACCGCCAGGGCGGCTGATGCTAACAGTTTCATGGGAGGATTCCTTTACGCTGAACAGCCTGCCTTAAGGCCTGTGAGAAGTCGTTCGCCACTGTCGCGGGACCGTGGGCCACCATCGGCCAGCAACGCGCCCGCATGGGCCTTACGCAGTGCCTCTGTGCCTGTGCAGATGGCGGGGCTACTGGGCGAGGTCGTGCAGCCTGCGATCAATGTCAGCAGGGCTGCGATCATCAGTTGTCGCATCGTTGATCCTCTCAAGTGTGCGGTTATGTTCTACCTGTCGCTTGGCCTCGGCAGCGGCCCGTTCGTCCTGCACCGCGTCATAGCGCAACCACAGGGCGGCACCGGCCAGCAGAGCAACGGCACCGACGACCAGCCACGCCTTGCGCGGGACCATGCCGAAAATGACGCCGATCATGTCAGCGCCCAGATGATCAGCGCGACCACAGCCACGGCGACGATAAAGACCACGCTCATGACGATAAGCCCGTCAACGATGGGGTCAGGCTCACGGCGGCTCATTTCGCCCTCTTGGGGTCACGCCACCACGATATGAAGTAGGGGATGCCAAAACCGGCGGCCATCACCAGCGCCTCGGTCACGTCGTTCTGCGCGTACTCTGGAAGCCAGCCCTTTTCCACGGCAAAGACAACAAGCGGCCCGATCAGGTGCCTGAGAAATCGGTATAGTTCGATCATGATTTGCCCTTTCCAATGAGTGCCAAGAGAGCCGCAATCAAACCGGCCCACGGGCTGCGCTTCGGTCCCGCGGCAATCTTGCGCCCAGAACCAGTTGAAGCCATCAGGCGCTGCAACTCTGCCCCGCTGATAGTCTTGAGGATGCCGCGGAGTTTGCCGTTGCTGTCCACGTCCCAGATCGGGATCTGATCGCCGTTGGCGTCATAGTTGCCCGTGCGGAACAGTGCCTGCTCAGCCTTCCGACGCCGGATAATCTCAGGGGGCTTTACCCACCCCATGAAGCCGTCGCCGCCCTTGTCACCGCGGTTGATGGCTTCGGTCAGCTTGGCGCGGTAGATTCCGCCTGTGTTGAAGTCAAACGACACCAATGCATCGAACTGATGCTGTTTCAGCGGAACCTTTACCGCGGCATTCACGCGCGCCTCGTACTTATCAAGGTCAGCATCGAACAGGCGCAGGTAGTCCAGAACCGCGGCATCCACGTCCGCGGGCATTCCCCGCGGCAGCTTGGCGGGGTTGACGCCGCCCGCCGCGGCTGTGTGTCCGACGCCGACAGTCCAAACGCCCACGCTGTCACGATATGGCGCTGGCACGATGCCTTCATGTTCTGCAATTTCCAGAACGCCGCGGTCACTGATTTTCATGGTGTCTCCAATGCCTGAAACCCCGCGGGCGGGGCATGTGGGTCAAATTGTGTGTGAGGGTCAGCCGCCCGAAAACATGCTGATGATCTTGTCGCGGACAGCTTCCCAGAACATCGTCACAGCGCCGCCAAGAAGGCCAAGAACGATTGCACCGCCTAGCGCCATGGATTGCCATGAGTTGACCTTGGCAATGACCGGCTTAACCTTGGCCATGTCGCCCTCGATATTCGTCACGCGGTGGTCAATGCTGGATGCGTCCGACCGGATCGCGGCAATGTCCGCAGCCATCCGGTTGCGCTGTTCCTGCGCCTCTACTCTGTCGCGCTCGTCGGCGTGCATCTTGGCTTGCAGGGTGGCCTGCATACTGGCGATGGCCTCGGCGGTGGTTGGTCGGTTGCTCATTGTAGAATCGGCCCCGCAGCGCCCATATAGATTTTAGCCATCGCGGCCTCCTGTAGTGGTCGTGTCTGGTCAAGCGGGGGTTATGGGCTGCAACCCGGCCCCCGTCGCTTGCTTGTCACCCGAGGCGCGCGCGCATCGACATACTCATGATGTCAGTCGTGGCCTTGATATCGCTCACCAGCACCATCGACTCCGAACCGTCGTGATTGTACTTGATGAAGTTGATGTATGCAGCGCCCGCCGGAATGTTTGGCGCAATCAATGTGCCAGCCGTGGGCGGTACGTTCATCGTGCGAAACCGGACAGTTCCATCGCCGCTATCAACGAGGCTGGTCTGGGCGAACGACCCCGGCAGATCGACCCGGAATTCATCCGTTCCGGTCAGCGTGGAAACATCCATGTTGCCCATGACGCCAAAGTCCATCTCGAGCCTGCCGTCGGAGAGCGTCCAGTACACGGTCCCTTTGCTGACGCTGTTGCCGGATGCATCGCTATAGGCCGCGCTCTCGCTGCCCGACAGAGGTTGGTCTGGGTTCAGGTTGCCGCCACGCCAACGCCCACCGACAACTGTCCCAGCGGACAGACTGGTGGTTCGCACGAACCCGTCAAACGAAGCATTGATTGTTCCGGTGCCGTTCTTGCTGACGTTTCCGTTTACAACCACCTTGTTTACCGCACCCGTCACCCAAATTGGATACGTCGGCATCGATGACTGCAACCCATCGTCAGTCCGGAATGTGTTGCTCTCGATCACAATTTCCTTGAACATGGTTGCTTGGGACGCACCATTGATCTTGATAAATTGCGTGGGCTTATTGCCGCTCGTGCAGGTGAACTGGTTGCCGCGAAGGATGAACGACCCATAGCCTTGCAGAACCTCAACCCAAGATGTGCCAACGCACTTGTCGAACTCGCAGGCCGTAACGTGGCATTCTTCGACGTTCGGGCTGTTGATCAAGAGAAGTCGCGCCAATCCGGTTCCAGCCACGCCCACGTCATCCAGCGCATCGGGGTCTTGTGCACCGTTGAATTTGCAGTTGTTGAACCGCACCTTCACGCGATAATCGACAGCGCCAAAGCTGGGGTCTCTGAACTCGACAATCCCATCGGTCGGCCCCGCTCCATCGAAAAAGCAGGTGTCAAAGGTCATGTTTGTGCACGGCGTTTTGCTGGACTGCTGATCCACGACGATCATGTAGTCGTTGAACGAAACCATGTGCGCGCCGATCACGTCCAAGCCGTCACAAGCGCGGATCAGGATGGCTGTGGCCATTGCATCGTTGCCGTTGCGCATCTCATGGGCGCGGATCGACACCTTGTTGGGATAGGACCAGTATTTGCCCTCTGTGTCGGGATCATTGGCGGTTTTCTGCGTCGATGTTGACCAGACTTCCTGCGCCTGGATCACGATCATTTCGCCGCCGCCGTCGCCTGTATCTCCGGTGACAGAGTTGTTCGAGAACATGTTGTTCGCGCCGATATAGATAGGCTCTTTGCACCCACGAATATCGAGGCCCCGGCGGAAACCGTTGTACTTCATGCGGTCGCCCACATGGACGTGCTTGCACATGCTGATCTGGATTGCCGCCGAGGTCAGCGGGTCCGTGAATGCGCCGCGCAGGTAGAACCCGTCAATCCAGACGTTCTGCAGAATGTCATCGTTGATGTTGCTCGCGTCCGGCGTGTCAACCATTGTCGATGGCTGGATCTTGATCAGCGGCTCATCTACGTTCTGGCGGAACTCTGCCCCGCTGGCGCGCAGGTCAATGCCCGGGCTGGTGAAGGTGAAAGGCCCGTTGACATCGTACGTTTTCCCGCCAAAGTCCACGATTGGGCCGGGGGCGTCATTGTTCGCTGCTGCATATCCCGCGTTGATCGTGTTGGTATATGTCACCATGCGCTGAATTGCGGATGTCTGTGCGGACTTGCTCAGGCTTTCGGACCAACCGAAGTGCTTGGGAGTCATTTCGATAGCAGGGATCAGACCGTCTACGCTCAAATCGTCGGTGCACGAACCCGCACCCGTGGCCGTGCTGTCCTTCATCACCAACCCATCACCCAGCCAATCGACCTCGCCATCCGTCATGGATGCCGCAAGAATAGCCGCGTTGGCCGCATTGCGAACGCGGCGCGCCCGCGATTCCGACTGGATGGTCAGGGCACCCGCTGCGACCAGCGCCGCAATGGCAACCGTGTTCGCGGGACGGCCCGACGCATCAATCTGGACCGTGCGCTGCGGGGAATTGCTGTCTGTGATCGTGATCATTTGGTCACCCGCTTGTCTACGTAGACGCTGAATGTGTCGGAATAGGTGACTGTGCCGCTGACCGTATATTTCAGGTCGCAGTTCAGCCTGCCGGGGGGGAAATATTCGGTGCTGGTCGCGCTGATCGTGTAACTGCCAATCGACAGGTCCACTTCCGTAACCGTCAATTGGTAGTAGAAATCACCGAAGGAAACCGCCGATTCAATCGTGGTGCCTGTCAGGTCGCCACTGTCATCGACAACGGACCATTCCAGCGTTTCGCCGGGCTTAATGCGAAGACTCATAGCTGGCTCCTAGTATGAAAAAATTCTGACGCGGGTGTAGACTTCCGTCCCCAAGGAAACCGCCGTGCCTCCGGGCTGTGTGGAGTTGGTGTTGTGTTCGACCCGGTAGACCTTGCCCGCCTCAACCGGGCCACCGCCCGTTGACATGCTGATCGTGCCGCCTGCCGTCGAAACTGACTGGCCGACACCCACAACGGATGCGTCTGTCACGTTGTACAGACGGGTCCGGAAAGCATCGCGTCCAGGGGCTGACCATTCCAGCCAGCCATCAACAGCCATTGTGATCTGGTTCGTTCCCAGTGTGACCGATGTGTTGCGGTTCAGCGAAAGGGTTGTCAGGTCGCGCACGTTCCACGTCGATGCGGTCAGGGTTTGCGCTGCAGCCCCGCTGGTTTTTTCGTCCTGGATAACAGCCACCAAGCCACGCGCACCAATGTAGGCTTTTGCGGATTGCTGAGATGGAGGCTTGGAATCGCTGTCCGTCGCAAAATCGTCCTCGTCCAGCACGTCAGAAGCGGGCAGCGCCGCATCGGCCTTCGTGCCCTGCGCGGCGGATGCATACGGGCTGGTTCCGCCCAGATCCAGCGCGGTGTTGTTCGCTGTCGTAAGGGTCTGGATGGCCGCCTGCACGTTGGTCGCGGGGTTGCCCGTGATGGGTGCGAATGAAACAGCAGACGCCGCCGATCCGGTGCTGGAGATAAGCTGCACGGGGTCAATCGGGTAACCGTCCAGCGTGGTCCCTGCCGCCGTGGTCACGTTTACCTTGACCGCCGTTGCGCCGCTGGTGAACACGGGTGGAAACACCCCCTGCGCATCAGCCACAAGTGGCGTTGGATGTGCTGTCGCAAGGCTGTCGTCGGTGTATACCGTGATCGGCGTGCTGGTGCCCGTCTCGAAGAACGTGGCCAGCGCACCGGGGGACGGATTGCCGTTGGACCCGAAGGCCCGCAGCGCGTTGAAATTCATTTGGCTGGGCAATGGCTTGCTCCTTGTGGGTGTTATTGCGCCATGCGGCGGGGCTGATTGCTGTTTGCCGCGTTTCCGCCGTTCGCAGCATCGGCGGCGCTCAGGCGCAGAATTGTCATTGCATCCTGGCTGAACGGGCCGTTGCCGTTCGCCATCGCCCGCATTGCCCGCGCATCACCGCGCGCGGCGTTATTCAGGGCACGCAGGAACACCGGGCTGGTCATTGCCTTGGCCGACCCCCATGCACCGCTTAGAATGGCCGCTGTGGTCACCGGAGCCGCTGCCAGCGCAGAGCCTGCCGTCGCGCCCGCAACGATGGTGCCAGTGTTGGAAAAGTTGCGCTCTGCGTTTGCTGCCTTGACGCCTTCGGACACTTGAGCCAGCTTGCCCAACTGCACGCGCACCTCTTCGGGCAAGAGAACGCGCTTGGCTTCGTCTGAAATCTGGTTCCACTGCGTCAGGAACGACGATGGCGAAAACACATCACCGGCGGCGTTCTGCTGCCCTGCTGATGGACGGCCCAAGCGGTCAACGATTGTCGAGGCAACCTCGCGCCATTTGTCAGCGGGCATTGACGATTTGATCTTGTAGAGGCGTGTCGAGTTCGATGTGGCGCGGTCGGCCTTTGCCATGGCCGCGAAAGCCTCAAACGCCCGTTCTGGACTGTCTGCGGAGATAGTGCGGTCCAGATCGTTCTGGATGCGCTCTGCACCACGGCGGTAATAGGTGTTTGCCCGCCGCCACGCGCTTTCTGCCTCTGGGCCAGCGGCCTTTGCCGCCATCTCCAGATCAACTGTCAGCTTTTCGTAAGCCTGTTTCAGTTTGCCTTGATCCATGTCAGCCAGCGCGCCGTTCACTTTTCCAAGGCTTTCACCAATGGACGAACGCAGATCCGAAGCTGCACGCCATGACAGGCCACTCTCCAAATCATCGGCAATTGCGGCCCATCGGTTCAGGCCAAGCTGCTTGGCAATTTCGGGGCTGTTGGCGAATGGCGCGATGGCGTCACGGATACTTGCGACGGTTTCAGGTGCCTTGATAAGCGTCCCATCGGGAATGGCCTTGCCCACCTCTCCGTAAAGCTGACCCGCTTTCTCGCGAAATCCCTTGACGAATGATTTCAGGCCGGACTGCAATGCCCCGCCAGCATCGGCGGCAGTCGATGCCTGACCAACCCGTGAAGTAATGTCGGAAAAGGCGCTCTCGACCTCACCCACAAACCGAGCCGCGTCTTTCGCAATTGGCGCACCGGCCAGCGGTGTTTTCTCGAGCGTGGCGGCAGTCATCGCCCTGACCTTCCCGCCCGCACCAAGCGACGGGGTGATGCCAAGATCGGATGCGGCCCGCGCCCGCGCCTGCATTTCGTTAGGGGCCGCGACCTTTTCGGCTGCTCGGCCCGCGCGGCTCGCTGCACGCATGACCGAAGAGCCACCGGCCAATTCAGGGACCGCGACCTCTGCGCCCATCAGCAAATCACGGGCCAACTGCTTTTCTCCGGTCGGGCTGCCGCCGAAGGCTTCACCCGCCAGACCGGCACCGAACGAAATGGCAGTTCCTGCTGCTGCAAGTCCCGTCATCGCGGCGTCACCGGCATAAGCCAGACGTTTTTTTGCGGGGTCCGCCATCCAATCCGGCAAAGCTGCCATTGTCGGACTTTGGCTTTGGTCGGCCAATCCGCCCGCATAGGCTTTCGTCGCAGCAATCGGACCCTCTGTGGCAGCTCGGATCGTATCGCCGAAACGGTCCTCGTTGCCTGTGGTTGGTGTGACCACATCACCGCGAGGAACGACAAAATCAGGGCTTGCGGGATCGAACGTGCCGGGTTGATTGGCTTGCTGTTGTACCGCTCCGTCGCGCATTTCTCGCGCGGCATTGACCAGCATCTGCGCTGCCTGGGTATCACCTGCCTTATCGGCGTTGACCGCTGCGGCCATGATTTCGTCAAAGGTTGCCATGCTGAATCCTTGCGAAACCCGTCTGGCGGGCTTATTTCTGTTGGGATGATGAAAAACCCACACAACCGCGCTATCGCTATCGCTTGGGGCATCTTGGCTGTGTGGGCAGGAATTGCCGCCTACACGCTTGGGGCTGACTGGTGGATTCCGACGCTATGGCCTGCCATTTTTATCGCGGTCGTCACGCGCATCATTTTGGCATCAAAACGCAAGGCGCGGATGAAGCCTACCGCTGGGGCTGCGAATATTTCTCGAAAACCGAGCGGGTTGCGTCGTCCTTAAACTCATACGTGGTCGGGGCCGAAGGCTCAGATGCCTGAGGCCCATTGCTGGGTGCTGCGCCTTGAAGGTCCGGCCTATCGCTAGCGCCGCCGGGTGCCTGCATGGTGCCGCCGGAAGCCGGTACAAGGCTGCGTGCGAAGGCATCGCGCTGCGCCCTCTTCTGTGCGACCGTTTGCGGATCGTCGCCAAATCGCGGGAAGTAGGTGGAGAGAACGCGATTGATTTCTGGCTCGGTCGCCGCCGCACCGGTCTGGATGCGCAAGACGCCCTCAGCCCACTGACGCTTGAGGGCCTCATACCGACGCGCCTCTGGCGTTGTCGCTGCGTTGGCCAGCCGCCCACCGTCTGCAAGTGCGCTGCGAACGCTGGTGGGATCGAATTGCCCGCTGTCTTCCATTTGGTTGATCGCGGGCATTGTTTCATCCATCAGACCGCCAAATAGGCGCAGCGTTGATTGACGCTCGGATGGGGGCTTGCCGCCACCTGTGACACCGACGCCCTGCTCAAAGACCGTATTGCCGTCAGGCCCAACGGAGACCCGCAAGCCACTCTTGGCGACCGCAGCGTTGTATTCCTCTTGCGTGATCCGGCCAGCCCGCAAATCAGCCGCCAGCTTGCCCGCTGTCGAAAGAGGACCGGTTGCTTCTGTTTGATAACCCGGGATTGTCTGCGCCCCCGCCTGCGGGTTGTTCTTGTCGTAGAACTGACCGTTGTCGAAGGCGTATTCCGGCTGCGGCCCCTGTCCAAACTTGCTGGCCTTGTCCAACGCATCCAGCACGCCCTCGTATTGTGCGGCCCGAAACGGGAACTCTTCCATCGGGAATGGCTCGGCTCCGCTCTCCTGCAAAATGCGGTCAAACGCGGCTTGGTCGCCCGCTTGGTAGGCCTGACCCGCTGCCATGAGGCCTTGCTTGATCTTGGCGGCCTGTTCGGCGCGTGTGCGCTCGTCCTGCTGCTGCGCCCATGCCTCGGCCTGCCGTGCTGCGGACTGGCGGCGAATTGCCAGTTCCTCGCGGTTGATTTCCATGCTCTGCCGCTGGCCTTGAATGCCAAGGGCCGCCTTCGGATCAAACTGCGCCAATGCGTTCAGCGCGTTCTGATCGCCAGACGCAATTTGCGCGCCCTGCTCCTTATACAGATTGTTGAGCGCGTTGGTGCGCTGGAACTCATTCTGCTGCGCTGCGGCCTGATTGCCGCCCTGCACTGCTGCCAGCAGGTTCGGCTGCGTTCCTGCCAGGATGATTGATGGGTTCAAAGCCATGTCAGGAAGTCCTCAGATAGTTCAGGAATGGATTGCTGCCAACGTCGAACCCGCCGCCTTGCGCAAGCTGGTTCTGCGGCTGCTGCATGAAGGCACGCGGGTCTTGCAGGATATTGCGCATCTGGAATTCTGGCCGCTTTTGTTCTTCTTGTGCCGCCAGTTGGTTCTGCTGTGGACCCTGTGGACCCTGCGCGTAGTTTCCGGGCGTGTAGGCCCACGGGTCGCCTTGCTGACCACCCGCTGGGGGCTGACCCGCTGGCGTGCCGTAGTATGCCGACCGAAGCCAGTCAGGGGCATTGTCACCCTTGCCGCCCGCTCCCCAAACCGCCTCAGAACCAAAGCCGATGTGCATCCGGCCTGCGCCCATGTAGTCGTCGCCTGCGCCGATACCTGTGACACCATTCGCACGGGCACGGGAAACAATGGCCTCGAAGAGTGGCCGGTCTTCCGGGTTGTTCCAGTCCAGTTTGCGGCCATCTTTGTAAAAGTCCGCGTCAGCCGCGCCGCCGTGGTCGTGGCGCGTCGATCCTGTGCGGCGGTCGCCCTCGCCTTTAGCGTCCTGACCGCCGGAAATAACACGCATTGTCACGCCCATTTCAGGCAGGAATGACATTGCGCCGACCAAGCGACCATCAAGCGGCTGGTTGCGGGTTGCGCCTTGGTTGGAGTATTCGAGCCAGTCCATCAGATCGGCCCAAACCCGCCGCCCCACCAGCTATTTCCGCCGCTGAGAGCGTTCTGATTGCCGTTCAGGCCTTGTTGGTACTGATAGAGGCCCACGCCGTTCTGGATGCCGTTCTGGAGTGCGTTGCCCACACCAATTGCGCCCGCTGACGCCGCGTTGCCTGCCGCTGCGAGTGCGTTGCTGCCGCCGGTGGCGTAGTTCTGCCCGGCCTGCGCTTGCTGGCCTGCTGCGGCCTGCCCGGCCTGCGCTTGCCCCGCGATCCGGTTGTAATAGTCGTTTTCGAATTGATTGGCCTGCCCGATGCCGTGTCTCTGCGCATCCAGAAGGGTCTTGCCGCTGTACAGCCCGCCCCGCGCCGCTGCGCTGGCGTCGATGGCTTTGATGCCCTGATCTACGCGGAACTTGTAGGCGTCCGTTTCCTGCATCCCAGCATAGGGCGTCCCGCCGGTGCGGTTGGCGTTGGCGTAGGATTGCGCCGCGTCCATGCTGTCAAACGTCTGATCGCCGACACGGTAGGACGTTGTGTTGCCCTGCGAACCGCCCCCCATGAAATCCATCATCTTGCCGCCGCCAGAATAGCCGGGGCTTTGGTTGGGCGTGTTTACCGTCTCAATGCTGAGAGGATCGCCGCCGAACGTGGGCTGACCACCGATGCCGTTAAGGTAGTTCAGGACCTCAAGGTTTTGCAGGCCCGACTGGTAGTAGGGATCAAACCGCCCCACGTTTTCGTCGTAGATGCGTTCTTGCAGCGCAAGCTGAGCGTCAGCCGACTGCTTCTGCGCCTTTGCGGCCTTGCTGGCCGAGGATGCGCCGATAAGCGACGATCCTAGGCCTACGATTGCACTAAGACACATGGCAAAACTCCGAATGTACGATTTCAGATTGTCGCGCGATGCGGTCATAAAACCGTCCGACGCGTTCGGCCTTGGCTGGCCTTGAATATTGGATTTCGTTAACCCCTTGAGACTTCGCCCATTCGCGGAAATGCCGCAGAAGGCGGGGGCCGTCTTTTCCCTCGGACCACCAAAGGAACTCCTTGGCTATGATCCACTCAGGACTAATTGGGTTGGGCACGATCAAGCCCGCAATGAAGCCGCCGCCGATAGCAACAAAGCCATTCGGGGCGTCTATCAGGCCTGCAATTGTCTCTCCGGTGGCGTCAGCAGAAAAGGGCCAAGGCGGCGCGTTGTGCCGGTGGAAGTCCCGCGCCATCCTGATGATTTCAGGAATGTCGCCAGATGTTGCCTGCCTCAAGGTTCAAGCGCCGTGATCCGGGCTTCGTGGTCCTCGATTGCCCGCACAAGACGCTGGATCAGCTTGACGCCCTCTAGCGTCAGCCGACCATCAGGACCGACGTATTGTTCAATCGCGTTTGGAAGCTTGACTTCTACCGTCATGATATCACCACGCTTGCCGTCGCGTTGATCGGTACGTCCACAGGGTCGGACATGTTCAGTTCAACGGTCGCCTGCCGGAATTGACCGAGGCCGCGATAGATCACCCGCTTCTCGTACTGGCCGAGGTTGCCCATAGACCGCGCCTTTGCCGTGCCCCAAATGTTGCCGTTGTCGCGCGACACCCTGATCCAGCAGGACACATCGCGGCCAAGGTCGGCGCGCCCCACCCGACCGATGAATTCCACCTTGTCGATGATGAACAATTCCTGATCGTTCGAGACTGTCCGGGACACGGCGCGGCGGTGCAGTTCGTCCGCAATATCCGCGTTGTTCCGCGTCATGTGGTAGATGCCGCCCAGATCAGTGCCGCACAGCCACTTGTCATAGGCCTTGACCGTCTGCACCGCCGTCCAGGGGCCGTGCATTGCGCCCTCTGCGCGTTCGTGCCATTCGCCTGTGGAAATGTCGAAACACCAGCTTGGCCGATCACGGAACCGGATCACGCAGATCTTGTGGCCCTCGTCCTCGTAATAAAAGCAGCTTTTCGGCGTTTCCTCGGCAATCGCAGTCTCAACCGCTGTCGTGGACACGGGGCGAACCTGACCGCCTGCCGTGATGTAGACAATGCCATCCTCGCCGACCATGAACGCGCCATCGCGGAACTTGGTCACCAGCCCGAAGGCTTTCAGGCCCGTATCCAGCACAGAGCCAGAGATAGGCTCGAACACTCCAGCGCCTGCCGCATCAGTGATGTACCAAATTTCAATGGACTGCTGTTTGAACACCCAAAGATTGCCGCCGATTGCCATAGAGCGGATGTTGTTGTCCGTCCGCGCCTCTGATGTGCGGAAGTTCACACCCGGCAAAGTCGTCGGGTCGGCAAGGTCAGACCACTGCACGCGCCGCCCGTTCAACTCCGTCAGGACGGTGTAATTGCCGATGTACTCTGCCGATCCGAAACTGTCGAAAGCGCCCGTCGTTGGCTGCGAAAGCGTGGTGCCATCCCAGACGTAATAATTGCCGCCAGCACAGACCGTCACGTTGCCGGTATTGCCTGCAATCGTGGTCTCCTCGCTGTCCGCCACCGTGCCAAGTGTTGTCACAGCGCCCAGAGCGGAGACCTTGTAGAGCGATCCACCTGCGACCGCATAGACTTCACCGTCAACCTCGGTCATTGCGCGCAGGAACACCGTGTCAAGGTCGGCAAACGCTGCCTGCCCAAGCACCGATTTCAGCGTGTACTGCGTCCGGTCGCCAAGCTTCACAGGCTCACGGTACAGGTTGATCAACCGGCTGGTTGCTGCCTGCCCGTTATCGCTGTCCTTGGCCGACTGGCCGACAAACTCAACCGCTGACATTTACGCGCCGTTGCGATGGAAGGCGGGTGACTGCCACATCCAGATCAACGTCCGATGTGTTCAGCCCCGCCGTCAGGACTGTCTGCCACCACGACCGATAGTCAAAGCCATCAGCAGTAGGAAGCGGCACGCCGAAGTCAGTGGCCAAGCGCACAGCCAGCAGGTGAATAATCCCGTCGTGCAGCCTGTCCTGCAACTGAACTGGCGTTGAAAGCGCGTAATCTGAGTGGTTGATATTAGCACCCTTGGCGTCCCACCCATGCAGCATGAAATTCAATGCCTTGAGGGCGTGGGCGGCATCATCGGCCAGCATTGCCTCGTCACGCGAAACAATCTTGATACGGCGCAACGCCATTTCGATGATGTCATTTGCAGTGGTGCTCATAGCAGCCTCCCAATAGGGAAAAGGCGGGACCGAAGCCCCGCCCTCTTTTGCTTAGTTGGTCAGACGTGCGCCCAGACGCGGGTCCAGACACTTGACGCCGAACAGCATGTCAAAGCGCATGTTGTGTTGCAGCGTGTTGCCATCCACCCACTCGGTGCAGGAGATGGTCACCTTGTTGCCCGCTTTGGTCGAGGTTTTGACGCCTGCGCCTGTCGGGATTTTCAGGGGACGTGTCACCAGCGCGAAGGCCTTGGGGTGCAGCAGGAGGGACTGCTTGTAGCCCGTGCCGCCGGTGCCGGTCTTGACCACAATCGCCGCATCGTTTGCGGGCTGTGCTGTCACGGTCTGATACGCGCCCGACGTGATGATCGGGGGCGAGATGGTCAGGGTTGCGGGGCCGGTCGAAGCCCCCGAATCCGCATCTGCCAGGACGGTGAAGGTTTGCAGGCGGCCTGTGCTTTCTTTCGACACAGGGTTGACCGCGAACACGCCAGCCAGAGTGATCACATCACCCTTTTTCAGAATGCCGGTCGTGGAGTTGGTCCAGCCATCGGTCACCAGAGATTGCGACCAGCTGTCTTTTGCCGCGGCGTACGTCACCGCCTGGGTGCCGCCGTTCACCAGCGGTGTGCCGGTTGCAACGCCAACTGTGTGTGTCGGCGCGTGGACGCTCTCGTAGTTGTCGAATGCAGCATAGCGGCCAATCATGGCCTCTTCGAAGGCTGTCTTGGCCTTGTCTTGGACGTAGACGCCTTTCAGGCCATCAGCCAGTTGCAGCGCCGCGTTTGTGCCGTGAACAGCGAACCGGCTGGACTGCGGCACGCCGCCATCCGTCATGATCGCGCCGCCTTCACCAAGCGACAGGAACGTGGACGGAACCGTGCCGGGTGTGCCTGTGAAGTAGTACAGGTCGGTATACAGCGCAGCCAGTTCGGTTTCGATCCGGTCGCGCATCTTGATCACAACGGGCTTGATCACGTCCTCTTGCACGCGGTCGAACGACAGGGTTCCATCCAGCGCGCCGATGTCCACCTTGATCGACACGGTTTTGTCCATGCTGATGGTGGTCTTGCCCTGCGTGATGTCTTCACGATAGCTGGTCACGTCCAGATCGTCGTCCTGGCCCAGATATTGCGCGGGACGGCGGATCGAAATCGTATCACCTTTCATGGTGAACTCTTTCGAGTGGTCGGTGTGGACCTTGTTGCCCAATACCAGCTCATTTTCGAGCTGCATCAGGCCCTCCTGTGCGAAGACAGAAGGCGTTAAAAATGTGTTAGCCATGGTTCTTTTCCTTAGAAGGAGCCGCCGTTTTCACGCCATTTCCGGTATTCTGCCGGAGACATCTTGGCTGGGTCTTTTGAGGGACTGCCGGAGCCGCGAATTGGGGTGATGGGATCGGGGGCGTTTGATTTTGTGATGGGCTTGGGCATTGCCAAACCCGCTTCAATTCGGCCAATCGCAAGTGCCGCTTGGACCGTGGGCATGTTCGCAATCTGCGCTGCCTGCGCCGGGTTTTTCCCAAGGTGGTAGAGAACGTCAGGGCCAGCATCCAAACCCACGATGATGTCGGCCATGTCCTTCGACACGGCAACACTTGGGTTCCGGGCGACTGCGTCGAAATCTGCGTACCGTTCACGTGCCTCGCTGCATGATTCTTCAAACATGCTTCGGGCTTCGGCTTGGCGGCGCTGTTGCAGTTGCTCGTATGTGCGCTGACGTTCTTCGGCTTCCGACTTCGTGTCCTTCATCGCCCGCTCATCAAAGGCCCGGAGGCTGTGATAGGCGGAGAGTTTGGCTTGGTACTCCTCGTAAGAGGCAAAGTCGGCTTCCTTGGGGGGCTGTGCGTGCTGCAACGCTTCCTCGAAGCGTGACAGCTTTCGTTTGGCTTCTGTCAATTCCCGCTCGGCGGCTTCTGCCGCTTCGCGCTGCTGCTCCAGTTCGGCCTTGCGGCGTTCCCGTCTGGCCTTGGAGCGACTGATCTTTTCCTCGGCCTCGGCGTCTTTTGCCTTGTCCTCGGCGGGCTGGTCTTTCTCCTGCCCTTCATCCGTTTCCGATGTTTCGTCTGTGTCCTGTTCGGTGTTGTCTTGAACCGCTTCGGTCACGTCTTCATCACCCGCCTCAAGGGCAGGATTCTGCTCGTCTGTCATGTGTGTGGTGCCTTACTGCTGCCCCAGCATCGGGGACGTTGGAGCCTGCGGTGCAAGCCCACGGGCAATACCATTGCGGATCGCCTCGTCTATCTGGCCACGCTTGATGGCCAATTCCAAACCCTTCTCGTCGGCCTCGTATTTGGCCTTCTGGGCGTCAAACTCTGCCTCTGCCGCCTCAGCCTGCGCCTTGCGGAACTCCGGTTGCTGGGCCATGCCTTGAAGCTGCTCCTGCAACTGCTGCAACTGCTGCTGTAGCTGCTGGACCATCGGATCCTGGCCTTCCTCGCCATCAGCAACACCGGGCGGCAACATGGCCTTAAGGCGGTCGGCAATCTGCTCGGCCCCCGGCCAGTCCATGTTTTTCGCAATCAGGTCACCGATCAACGGCGCGGCCTGCGGGAACACACGCACAAACTCGGTCATGCTTTCCGCTGCCTCTTGGCGCTGCGTCGAATAGTTCGGGCCGGTCGAAATCCGCACGTCATACCGGCCAACGCTCAGGTTGTTGCCCAGCAGGTTTTCGCCCGTCTCGTCGGTGTACGGCACATTCAACTGCACCATCTGCGCTTCGTCATCCTTGCCGATGATCTGCACCGCCCGCGTCGTGTCGAAAATCTCGGGGATCATGTCCACGATGATGCGTCCACAGTGCGCAATCGACTTGCTCAGGTTGTCCACGTAGATCGAGGTGGCGATGTCGCCTTCCATCTGGCGCTGACGAATGGCAACGCCGCTTGTTTCGTTGCTCTGCTGGCCCAGCCCGGCGTCATAGATGCCCGTGGTGGCCTTCATGTCCTCGGCGGCAAGGCTGACCTCCTGAGACATGCCTTGCGATGCCATAGGCGGCGATTCACGCTTGGGCGCACCAGGGGCGTCTTGGTCAGGGTTGTAGGGCAGGAACGGCAGGTTCGCGGTGTTCGCCCTGCGCCACGTGTCCTCGTGACCGGCAATCTGCCCCGGCGTGACCATGTAGGGCGCTTTGGGCTGCAATGCGACCAGCTCTGTCTGCGTGGTGCGCCAGTAGTTATACATCCGCTGCGCGTCCTTGGCGTAACGGATGACCGACGTGCGCACTGTGCGGTCGCCAACGTGGGTTTCCTCACCAACGACAGACACAACGGGAATGAACTTGCCCGGCAACTCGCGCGGGCCGTCAAGGATTTCGTTGGCCGTCATTTTGGCCCACATCACCTTGTTTTTTGTCGTCTCGCGCTTGCGGGCAACCATCAGATCCGGCATTTCCGGCTTCTTGTCGGTCACTGTCCCATCGTACAGCTGATAGAGCGTGACCGGCTTTTTCTCGATCCAGAAGTATTCCGCCACCATGACGGTATCGCCGCTCTGCCATGTTGCAGTCGATGCCGTGACAGTCGGATCAAGCCAGCCATCCGTATCGGCGTCCGGGTATTCCTTCTTGAACTTGTCCAGCGGCATCGGGTCGATGATGAAGCAGTACCGCGCGTCCTTGCGTGTCGGGTCTTTCGCATCGAAATCCCAGCGCACCGCGAACGGGTTTGGGATGCTTTCAATGAAAATCGTCTGATCAAAGGAATCGTCATCCTCGTAATCAGACCGGATACGCCAGTGGCCAATGCCACAAGCCGCAGCCGATTCCGCCGCGCGCTCGTAAATGCTGGACGCATCGCAAGCCTGCTCGATGTTGCGAACCAGCCCTTCGATGATTTCCGCCGCTTCCTCGGTCGCCTCGTTGTCACCCGCCGTGATCTTGACGCTGGGGTTGGTGCGTCGAATATCGCCGGTCACCTGCCGGATGAACTGAGGCATCCGGTTGATTGTCAGCATCGGGCGACCGCTTTCCTCGCGGGCAATGCGGTCAGCCTCGTCCCATTGGCCGATGCCGGTTGCAAACTCCAGGTCGCTCAGAGCCGCTTCAAGGTTTTCCTGATCGCCGGAATCCGCGTCCGAGAACTGCTCGAGCGCGCGTTTCAGAATGGCGTCGTGGTCTTTATTCATCCGCCCATCCATCCTGTTGCGCTGGTGCTTCCGAAGTAATCCACCGCCTTCACAGGCTTGGCGATTGACGGAAATAGTTCTGTGAGTGCCCAAACCAGCGCATCAACGCGGTCAGGCGAATATCCCTGCGCCTTCCGGTCAAAGCCGATGGTGAATGCGCACATCTGATCTTCAAGCTGCGGGAATGACTCCGCGTGACGAACCTTGCTCTGCTCGTAGAGGGCTGCGATTGGCTCTGCCCGTACCTGCTTGGCCCGCGTGGCTGTGACGGCCCTGTATCGGATCGTCCGGCCTCGCGCGGCGGCTTTGATCATGGCCTCGACCATTTCGCCGCCTTGGTTCACCTCTGCAACGATGCAGTCAGCCTCGTATGTGTCGTGCAGACTGATCGCCCGACGCGCCCATTCCTCGGGGCGGTACTTTCCGCTGTCATCCGAGAGGATGTAGCCGCGATCATCAATGCCAAGACCGGCCACGATAATGCCGGTTTCATCGGATCCGACCTCAGACTTTGCAGCCGGGTCAATCGCCACAACGATCCGCTTCATTTCTGGCGGGTTGTCGTGCTTGATGTAGCCCCGACGCCAAAGCGCGTTGTCGTCGTCTGCCGTGAATGCGCCCTCGAAGTAACGCTTGCGCTGCCGCTCCGGCATGTTGCGCAGGCTCTCGATGTAGTCGGGCGGCAGGTTGTCCGAATTATCCACGGGGTTAACCGTGATGTAGCGGTAATTTTCCGCATGGTCCGGTATGGCAAAGCTGCCGTCCGGGTGAATGCCCAGCACGAACATCTGGTAGGTCCAGTGCGCCGAAACCGTCGGGTTAAGGTCGATGTAGCACTTGAGGGCCAGCCTGCGCCCGTCCACCTGCATGACCGACTGCGCCAAGCGCGTCAGGACCGTCGTGTAAGCCTCTAGCGTGATCTGCGAGGCTTCGTTCAGGTAGACCGTCGCGTACTCCTTGCCCAGAACCTTGTCGAGCCGTTCTTTGTCTTTCAGCCCCGCCAGCCAAAGCTGAGAGCCGTTCGGTGCCTCAAAGTATCCGTCTTTCTCGCGCCACCGAAGTTCCAGCCCCGGATATGCCAGAGATAGAACCGCTGGCACCGTCTCGTTGCCAATCGACTGCTTCGCATCAACGCCGTCCTGGCGGAATACAACGTGCCGAGACCCCGGCGCTTTCAGCATCCGCGTGATGATTGCGTAGATGATGAAGAACGTCTTGCCCGACCGTGACCCGCCGTAAACGAGGAAGTACTTGGCCCCTGTCGCAAAGACCTTGCGAACCTCGCACTGCTTTTCCGTCAGTTGAAACTGCGACTGGTCGTGCTTCACAGGTCCGCATCATCGCCGGAGATTGTGACCTTTAGTCCGCCGCCGTGGTTCAGATCCAGCTTGTCGCCGTAAATCTTGGGCAGAACCTTGCTCAACATCCACTTGCGCGTATCGACCCGAAGGCGGGATCGTTGGATATGCTCACCGTTCAAAACCGCCTCAGCATCGCCCGCGTTTCTACTGGTGAAATCGTTGCGACCGTCGTCTGCAATCTCCATCAGTTCATCAGCCATTACGTGATAGCCAATCTCTCTGGCCCGCGTGTAATGCGCAGAAAAACCCTCGCGATCATCAAGCGCCCAAAGCCGCACCGTGCTTTCTGGCGGCATGTCCTCTGCTCTGCATATTTCCCGCAAGGTCATACCCTCGGCCAAACGCTCGCAAATGGTTTGCGCAATGGCCGCGCTGTAGGCCGATGGCCGTCCCTGTCCTGGCATATGCAAATTCGCGCCGCTCTTGGGGCGCGCCTCTCTGCTGGTTGTTGTGAAGCCCCCGCCCCATATTAGCCGCCAAAATGAACTATCCGCGCACGGCTTTGACGCCCCTTGGAGCGCATGATGGGTTTTGTTCGGTGGGGGTGGGCCGATGAAGGAGCGCACGGGGGAAAGTGTGGCTCTGCCTGTATGGGCTGAGAAAGGGTTGAGCGGGTGACGTGCTAAGAATGGTGTGGGGTGCGCAAGCCCGCCGCGCTCATGGGGATATCTGTCAAGGTTGCGACCCTTACAATCCTGCCACAAGACAGGCACCAGATATCCGCATCAGAGCGGCTGGAATCGAAAAAGGCAGCATCTCTGCCACCTCTTGCGATAAATCATCATCGCCCTTTTAAGGCGTGCAGTCAACCCCTTCTGCGCTCAAGTCTGTCCGCCAGTCGCTCCAGCGCATCAGCCAGGTGCACCTTGCCCTTTGGCAGGTTCCGCCAGCGATACTCACGCAGGTGCGCAATGGCTCTGCCCTCACACGCCACCGCCTGCAATATCGAATCGTCGCCTGCTGGGATAAGCCGCGTGATGGCGATGTAATGGCTCATGCGATCAATGCGGATATCAATCGCTTGGTCCGGCTTGGGGCTGCTATCCACAACGGGGTCGCTGTAGTCCCGGCCCTGTCCCATCTCGGTCTTGGCCCATGCGTCACGCAGAACCGCGCCAGCGGTCAGTTGCCGGTCGCTGATCACCCCGTCCTTGGCGTACTTCTGGAGCATGTCAACGCGGCGCATCCGCTTTACGTTGTTCGGGTTGACCTGCTCCCCCTTGTCGTTGGTCCATGTCACAGGCTCTTGCACCAGCCCTATGCGGTTGGCTTGGCCTCTGGCACCCATGTCCCAGTGATCAGGCATTGCCGCGACACTGACCGCCTTTGCGGACTGTGCACGGTATGCCTTGCGACGCTTCGCGGCTTTGCTGCTCATGTCTCTGCCCTCTTCATGTACCGTTGGTTAGCGAGGTTCACGACAACCTGCCGTGTCCAGTCGTCTTGGATCGTGGTGGGGTCGATGCAGAACAGCCCGTGAAGCTGCCATGCCTCTTGGAACGCAACCTGGTTCCGGCGCTCTGCCTCTGCGCCTGTGGGTGGGTCTGCATGGGCGCGGCTGTAGATGCTGCTGATGCGGGTCATTGCCCGCCCTCCAGTATTGCCGTGCCTATCAATTGGGGGATTTGCTGGGGATGGGTCATTGGGCTGCCCGCCATCTTGGCCATGGAAATCAGAAGGTCGCGAAACTCCGGTGGTGTGGCGATGCGTGGGTTGCTGTCTTTGCCGCCGCCCTTGAACGCCATCAGGCCAGCCTTGCGGCAATACTCGATCCCGTGGCGCGCTACGACGTCCGGGGGAAAATCCTCGTCCCGGACCGGGTTCACGCCCCATCGCAGTTCCGGCAGATCCTCGGGGGCAACGCCGTAGACCAGCAGCCATGTCGGCTTGGGGCAGTAATGCCCGTATTGCCCCTGTTCCACCCGGCAGCACCATCCGCCGTCGCCGCCAGCCCTGACCCATCCACCTTCGCGCGGCGGCTTATTCAGCCCGAAATGCGCCCATGCGTGACTGCCCTCTGGATGCTCCAGAACGCCGCCCCATCGGCGCACGTCGAATAGCGCTGATTTGAAACAACCGCCGTCGTCACCCTTGCGCTCTGATTTACCGGCCTTGATGTTGCCTGGTTGGCCCTTCCACATGCGGCCCCATCGCTGGCAAGGTGGATGGGCGATAACCACATCAGGCCCGCCATACATCCGCGCATCCCGGCCCTCGTCCCAAGGGTCAATATCCGGGATGCCAAAATAACACCCGCCTGTCTGCACATAGAGCGCCGCGATCATTGCACCGCCTCCCCTGCCACGCTCCAGATGGGCGGGTTGCGCTTGGTCTTTTGCAGCTTTCCCGCCGCCTCCAGCCAGTACAGATCGCTGGTCACGACTGCGGGGGTGCATTGGGTCACGTTGCGAAGATGCTCAGAAGTGGATGGATTATTGGCGATGTATTCCAGCAGCTTTTCCCGGCGGACCTGCACGTCCGTCTTAACCCCCGCGCTGGTGCCGATAGGGATACGCGGGCGGTGCCCCTCTTTCTCGGCCAGGGCGTGCCATGCCTTCGCATATTCATCCTCGTACCAGCTTGGCAGGATGTGGGGCGCTGCTGCGGCAAATACCGGCTTGCGCGTTGTGGCGCGGGCGTGGGCTATGTCGGTGTGGTGGCGGATCATGGCGGTCATTGGCCCCCTCCCAGCTTGCGCTTCACCTCGTGCACCGACAGACCCGTCATGCGGGCGATGCGGCACATCGTGAAGCGGTGAACGTCGAAGGCACGGGCGATGTCGTCGCGGGTCCAGTGGGCGAATTGAGCGGTCATGCTGCACCCCCAGACCGCAGATCCTCGCCCCAATAGGCCAGCGTCGTTTTTGCTTGGCTCTCAAGGCCTGGGATTTTCAGCCAGCGTCGTGCGGTCGGCAGCACCGTGTTCTCCAGCAGGTCGCGCTGGTCGTATGTCAGCGATTGGCGATTGCCTTGCGGCGGTGTGAATTGTCCGTCCATCATTCGTCTCCAAACTTGCGCGGCGTGTAGCCCGCTTCCTCGCAGATGCGCTGCGCCACTTCGGGGCTGCACGGTGGCTCTTTGTGCTCAACCGAAACAGGCTGAGAGGGCACAATCGTCGGGCGGGGCATGAACCCACGGGCCAAGGTGTAGATTGCGCCCGGCGTCGGCTTGCGACGCGGCTCGTCCCGCTGGTACTGAATGCAGGCTTTCTGGATGCAGTCCTGCGGCAGCCCTTCCAGCACATCGGCCCAATCCTTGCCCATTGCGGCGGTCAAAGCCTCGCTGTCGTCGTCGCGCCAGTAGTGGCTGAGAAGGGTGAACGAGCGGCCAGCTATCCACTCACGATGAACCCGTCGCACCTCCGATGAAGGCATGTTGTCGAATCTCTGATTTGCTAGTTCGTTCGCCATTGCGGCCTCCGTCGATTGCTTTGATTTTCGGTGCGTTCTTGGCCCCTGCGAACTTCCGCAGCGGCTCGATGAAATAGTTCAGGCTGGATGGGGGGCCGTCGCGCTTTCGTTGCGCGGTCTCTGCGACCACGGCCAGCACTTCGGATTGGCTTAGACCAAGGTCTGTCATGGCCCTGTTGAGCGCCGCCATGTCCGCTTGGTTGCCGACGATCTTGCCAGTTGCTGTGATGCCTGATGCCGGATGGCCAGCTTTTACCAAGACCTGCTCACGAAAAGTCAGATCCTCGCGGGCGCTATCATCATCAATCTTATTTTTGTCTGTATCTGTATCTTCGCGATATGTCGGCGACGGCTTCTCTAAGTCTTTGTTTTTGCTCGATCCGCGCGCGTTTTCAGCCTGATTATCTTGATATGATCTCTGCTTTATCTTGACTTTATCTGCTCTTTTATTCGAGATAATCCCGTTATCAGCGTATAGCTTGCCGCGTTCGATCAGGGATTTGCGCAGTGAATTCCACTTGCGAACAGACGTTCCAATCTGCCCTGCGATGTACTGCGGATCATCGGGAAGACCCCGCGCGCCCATCATGTAGATCAGGTCTAAGACAAGACCGTATGCCCCCTTTTCTTCGAGGGACATGCCAGCGGTCCCTTCAAAGAAGTCACGCGGATAGCGAGGGTAATACGGCAGGTTGCTCACGAAACACCCCCAGTTTCCACTATGCGGAAAACCACTTTGCCGACCGGATCACGTCCAGCCCAAACGGCAGGAAAGTCCACGCGGAAACCTTTGTCGTCACAGCCCATCGCATCGGCTATCCCGTCGATATACGCCTTCATTCTGCCGTGCATGTTGTGAACGTCGCCGCGAAAAGCTTTGGGCCAGTACTCTACGTAGATCACGGCATCGGGCGTGCATTTGACCCGAGGCTTTTCCAGCGCCACAGCCTTAGCCATTGCGCGCGCAGCTTTGGTGGCATCCGCCTTTGGACGCCAATGCCCTTTGGCATGAGGTGTAAGCAGCTTAGAAGGCCAAGGCAGATCGATCGTGCGAATACCCATCAGGAACGCCTCGCAATCTCGCGGGCGATGTAGAACGCCGCCTTTTCCAGATCCTCGACAGCGTTGCCTTTGAGGTCAGCGCGCCAGATGTATTTCAGGGCATTGCCGAGGTTGAACCCCATATGCTCGGTGATCTGGATGCACTCGACGCCGGACGGATGCGACGTGTAGTGGGGCGGGTGATTGACCATGTCAGCCCCCTCGCCTTGATTGGTATCGACCTTGGATGCGCGTCTAGCCATCATTCAGCCTCCACGGTTACAGGTGTGGCGGGTGCTGACAGAGCGCCTAGAGAGCGTGCGCGGTACAGAGCATCTACGCCTCGCCCCCCTGATGCCCACAAGGTAACCCCAGATCCCGGCGACTTGCCGATTGTCCCGTCGTGCCGCTCAAACTTGATCTTTCCCCGAGTGAACAGAAACGCATCAGCGCGGGCATGGGCGTCCTGCCACCAAGGCGCAGATGTGCGATCCGGTGTCAGTGCGATGCCGTTGCCATGATCGAAAAATTTGCTCATCCATGGTACAAGGCCATTGCGCCCGCCGAATGGTGGGTTCATCCAGATGAAACCCTGCCAATTCATAGACAGGCTATCGGCCCCGATGGATGCCTTACACGGAACGTGCCGCCCGCCGATTGCGCTGTTCGCTACATCCAGATCGAACGTCACGCCCAATGCGTCAAAGACAAAGCGCGGCGTGTACCACTCATCAGATGCGCCAGATGCTTCCCAACTACCCACGTCCCACCTCCAGTTCCGCCTTTAGCAGCGCGTGGCGTGCGGCTCTCAGGTGCGGCAGTATGTCAGCGGCGCGGCGGCTCTGCTGGAGAAGGCGCGCGCGGTCGTAGGCGGCTTGCGTGTCCGCCAGGTCAGCACGGCGGCAGATAACGGCTACCTGTGCCAGCATGGCTGTCTGTGCGTGGGGGGTGCTGTGAATGGTCATGTGCGGGCCTCCGTTTGATCGCCAGTGCGATGGCTGAACCACGTAGTTTCCTGTGGGCCTTCGACGGTGAAGCTGCCTTGACAAAGTTCTTCGCAGAGGAAGTGGCCTAGCTCGGTTGCCGTGGCCTCGATCTCGTGGGATGTTGCGGGGAAGCGTGGGTAATTAATCAGTGTGACGCATACGCCAGCCTCCGCGCCCATCGTGTAGATGTAATCGACGGGCTGGACAGACACGCACAGGCCACGCATCGTGAACGAGCGGCAGGAGGCAATGGCTGATTGGTAATCGCCGCCGATCCAGATGCGGAACGTATAGCTGGGGCATGTCTTGGTGATCATATCATGCACTCCCCGCCATCCGCCTGACAAAGCGCGTCATTTTCTTTGTCGAAGATCCAATCGCCTTGACGTTCCACGAAATCACGCAAATCAGCCTTGGTGTAGGCTTTTTGGAACCGCGCTCCATTGGGGTTTGAGGTTAGAGACCCGGCAAGCCGCTCCATTTCCTCCCACCACGCATGACGCTCTGGGAAGTCTCGGGCCAGCATCGCTTGGTGTGCCTCGGACTTGAGAAAACAGCCGTCACAGTTGCCAAGAGCAGAATTGCCATTAACTACCTCAAGACCAAGATCAAACGACTGACCGCGCCAGAAATCAACAACCTCATGGCGTGTGATCTGAGCATCGACCAGTGGATACCAACGCTGCCATCGCTCTCTGAGTGGCTTCCTGTTAATCCTGCGTGGCTCGTCCGCGCGAATACCTATAGCTGCACGCCAATTGTCCCAATTAAGGCTAAGAAGGTATTCCTTTGCGGGGCGCAACTTTAGTTCAGCGGTACAAAATCTTGTCTGCTGGTTTGGCAAATATCCCTTTGTGCGGATAATTGCCTCGAAAGGCTCACCGTTGCGACTGGCGCTGTTGTGCGATACAATTTCGAAGCGTTGGCGGGGGTCCACGTGGTTGCGGTATTCCACCCAAACGATATGAACACCCCACCGCTCTCCGCACTGCTGAACGAAGTCGAGCGTGGCGGGCATTTCACGGCCCGTGTTCGAAAAGACAACCTGCACCCGCTCGGGGTCGAAGTCGCCATTCACGGCAAGGATCTGATGAAGCATATAGGCGCTAGTACGACCACCGCTAAAGCTGATCTGCACCTTACCGCTTGGAAGCGTCCATCCTCTCATACATCACCCGTTGAATAAAAGCCCCCCGACGCCGTGGGAGACGCCGGGAGGGAGTTGCGCGGGGTTAGGGAGGAGGAGGCCCCCGCGTTGGAGATTCCGTGAGTGTGGGTCATGCCATCACCGCCATCACAACAGCGGCCCATGTCAGGCAAAGGGCGATGATAACCCGGCGGCGGTAACGACGCGTCTGGATCAGGGTGGGAAGGTCAGGTGTCATTGGGTAGCCCTTTCCGAGAAAGAGGTTGCACCGTCAGCACATCGTGTGGTTGCATCACCCAAAAGGGATTCGTGATATGCTGAGAGTTTCCATGATTGCGGCGGCGCTGCTGGTGTCGGCGTGCGATGTGCCGTCACAGCAATTGCAGCCGTCCCCCGAAATGCAGCAGATACTGGCAGCGTGCCATCAGGGTGACCTGAAAGCCTGCGAGTTTGCAGAGAGTACGCGACAGGCCGAATTGCAGCGGCGCGCTTCGATCCCGCCGCCCGTGTTCCGGCCATCGTACAACAACCCAGCTGACTACCAGACGCGGCCCGCTCAGCAGACGACGTGCCGAAATAGCTATGGGCAGATTGTTTGCACGACGTACTGAGGCGGGTCATTGGGCTGGCTCCTTCGCGAGAGCCGACACGATCCAAGCCGCAGTGATATGTGAAAACCCGCGCTTGTGCGCCGCGTCCAGCACGCTTTGAAGCCACTCAGCGGGGATGCGGTTTCTTTCCGCCCACCGGTGCACAGCGACATTGGAGGCCCCGACGTCCCTTGCTAGATCAAGTCTCGTCGGCCACAGGTTTATTAGGTCGGTGATTGCTGCGCCGCTGTCCGTGCTGGCCATCATTTTGTTGTGGACTGGCCGTTCCGATGTGATTGCATCAGCCTCAGCACGTAGTGCCGCATCGCGATCATCGAACCACTGCAATTCAATCCGACTGATGTACTCAGCCCATGACGCTTGGTTCATGTGACTGTTCAATCTGGAGAACACGGTGTTGCTGATGCCGACGTACAAGAGGACGCCGTCTGCATCGAAGTGACGATAGAGCGCGGTTTTCATGCCACACCCTCCCGCTCCGCCGATTTGGCGAGGCGGTCTTTTTCATCTTGGTCTATCCACAACATGATGCGTTCGGCGGTGCGGACTTGGATATCCTTGCCGTCCAAGAGGTTCTGGTAGATGTTTCTGTTCTGGACAGAAAGCTGGCCTACCGTGCTTGGCTTCAGTCGGAATTTTTCCGAATGTGCCTTGATGGCCTTGATAATGTCATTGTGCTGCATACCTCCTTTTAGACAACTGTCTAAGCGAGGTCAATCTAAGAATGTTAGACAATCGGCGTGTAGCGCCTTATTTTCCTCCGGCGTATTATCTCGCCATGACAGGAATCGCATTCAGAGACCGAGTAATTGAGGCAATGGCACAGCAGGGCCTTAGCAAGGCTGAGCTGTCGCGAAAGTCTAAGGTGCCCTATCACGCGCTGGACAAGTTCCTAAAGCGCGAGGGTGCTACCACAAGCTCCGAAAACGCCACCAGCCTGGCAAATGCCCTTGGCATCAAGGTTGACGATGATCGAGAGTATGAAGAGCTTAGGAAGCTTTTTTACCAGCTGAGCGAAGAACAGCGGAAGTTTCTGTTAGCATCAGCTCGTGGCCTTGCAGACTGAACCTTATGTCGTTTGACATGGCGTAAGCTGCGCCATCAGGTAGGTGAGAAATCACCCGCATTAGGTCATAAAAATCCATATCAAATCTCCCCTAACGTGCATTCGACACAGTTTCGTCACAATTAGCAACACACGTTTGAGGTGAGTCGCGTTTTAATCTTTTTAGACAGTTTTCTAAATTTGCGCTTGCCTTAGACAATCGTCTAATATATCTGTATCCCCATACCGACCAACTCGGATGGAGATAGAAATGACACCGACTACCACTCACGCCCCCCAGATCGACGCCGACGCTGTCCGCGCCTTTCTCAGCACTGCGTCATACCATGATGCGCTTAAGACGCTGAACGAAGCCGCGCACCGGGTTGCCAAGCTGGCCCCCTCAGAGGGCATCCAGCACGACAGCGATACAGGCTACCGTATCACAGGCATCCGGCAGGCCAGCGACGTGCTGGTGGATGGCTATACGCCTTCTGTTGAGGTGGCGGCATGAACCGGTTTCAGTACGACAACATTCAGCCCACCCCGACACCTGCGCGCCGGAAATCTGTTCTTGAGCAAAAGTGCGGAATTAACCGGGATATGTCGAAGTATCGCCGCGTTGCCAAGCAAGCCCGGAACAAGGCGAACAAAGCGGTGAGGGCATCCCAATGACCGATCCCCTCTGCATCATCAGCGAGGCAGGCTTGGCCGCAGGACTACGTGCGCTTGACCGCTACCACCGCGACGTTGCCCGCCGGACCATCACGCTTCCGGAGACTGACTACCGCGAGCTGCCCGAAGGCTGGAATGACATCCCCGATGGCTGGACGCCTCAAGGTGGCTCCCCAGCACCTGCGCCGGAGTATGTGTGACATGGCTAGCAAAAACACACCCGCATTTCCCATTGTCGTTGGTGAGGAAGTCGTTTGGGGCATGTCCCTGCGCGACTACTTCGCTGGGCAGGCAATGGTCGCATTCGGTGACCGGAGATGGGATTCATCACCCGACGAAACAGCCACAGAGAAGGCGGCGCGGGCTGCATATGCAACAGCCGACGCCATGCTGGCCGCACGTAACGGCGGTGCATAATGGGAGCGCACGCAGCTATCAGCCACGCGCTCTTGCAGCGCCGCATGATGCCGCTCGATGGCCATTGTGTGTGCGGATACTGCAAGCGCACCGATCTGAACCGCAGCCAGATGGCCGACGTTCCGCGCGGGTCCGACATTGCCGACGCCGTGGCCGAGTATGGCGGTCGCGTCTGCACCACCTGCGTCGAACTGATCCGGTACGACGTGGATAACGCCCGCATTGCTGAGAAGGAAGCCGCCCGCGAGGCGCATCTCAAGCACTGCCCCGTATGCAGCGGCGCACGGCCTAAGCGCAGCTGGGATTATGTCCGACAGCAGATGCACACCGACTGGTGTCCTGCATGTGAGGGGAGGTCAGCATGACCCTCTGGCACCGCATCATCGCATGGGCATTCCCCAAGCGCCCGCTGACCACCGACGAGGCCATCCAGCAATCGCTGAACGAGGCCGCTGCTGGCCACTACCACAGGAACGGGGTGGATCCGTACGACCTGTCCGGCCCAATCGCAAGCGCCGCTGACCAGCTTATAGCCGACAACCTGCCTGACCGCTTTCGGAGCGTGGACGGCGATATGGAGGGACTGAAATGAGCCTTTTCAAGCTTATCACAAACACCGTTGAGGGCGCAATACAGGCACCCATTGCGGCGACAAAGTACGTCACCGGGGCAACTGTTGCGATGTTGGACGACGGCAAGATGATGGAAGACGCATCTGACGACCTGTCGGACGCTGTCGAGAAGATCGGCAAGTCAAAATGACCCACCACACCGGACCATGGGCACACGCCCCCCGCCCCCAGCGCCAGCCGATCCTGACGCCCCTCACGCTGCTTTTAGCCGCCACTGTGCTGTCGGGCCTGATCCTGTCCGTCAACGTCGCAATGACCGCGCTGAACCAGGCGCCCTGGCTGACCGAGACATTCGCGGTTCATCCTGACTGCCCAACGGCGGGGTGCTGAGATGAGACACACCGACCCCGCGCAATTCCGCACCTTGTCACGGGACGTGCAATGGCTGCTGGAGGACTTCCTCAAGGCCCGCGCTGAGAATGTGCGCCGCTACAAAACCGCCCAATACCGACCTGACAGAGATTCCGCCCGTGGACGGGTGCTGCACTACGGCAGGCTGATCCGCAAAATTGAAAGGAGCGCATCGTGATGGACTGGGAACAGGTCACCGAACAACTCAAGGCCCCGCTGGACCCGAAAGCGATCAAGCCGCCGCCGCAGGGCAAGTATGGCGAATATGTGGACGGCCTGCATGTGATCCGCGAGGCGAACCGCATCTTTGGGCATGACGGCTGGTCCTACACCGTCGAGCGGCTGGAGCGCACGCACTACGACGTGGTGGAGCTAAAAGGCCGCGATGGCCCGTATACTCAACTTCGCACGTCATACCTCTGCGCGGTGCGGGTCAATGTAGATGGCGTGATCCGCGAGGGGCTGGCCGTGGGCGTCGGCAATGGCAAGCCTGAGAACGCTGGCGATGTGATCGAAAGCGCCGTGAAGGAGGCCGAGACAGACGCGCTTAAGCGTGCGCTGCGAAGCTTTGGCAACACCTTCGGTCTGGCGTTGTACGACAAGGACAAGTCGGCCCGCGAGGTCGCTGCGCCATTCGATGCAGCGGATAACCGCAACCGGATGAAGGCGGCTATCAATGCCAAGGCGACGCCGCAGGATCTGGACGCGCTTTGGAAGCACGCAACCTTCACCGAGACATTCTCGAAGCTGCCGGAGCCAATGCAGAACGAACTGACGACCGCCTACACAAACCGCATGGGCGAGATTTCCAACCAACCTAACGAAGAAAAGGACGCCGCATAATGGCCGGATCAGTCAACAAAGAGGCTGTGCGGTTCCTGCGCAAGGTCGCTGACTTTTCAGACGACAAGGCATGTTGGGCATGGACAGGTGCCAGCAAGGGCAACGGATACGGTCACGCTGCATACAAGGGCCGCAACATGGGCGCGCACCGTAAAGCCTTTCTCCTGTTCAACGGGGAAATACCAGACGGCCACGATGTTTGCCACAGGTGCGACAACCGCTGGTGCGTGAACCCGGCGCATCTTTTCTTAGGCACCCGGTCAGCAAACATGGCTGACGCGATGGCTAAGAACCGCACCGCAGGGGGCCACAGAAAACACCTTAAAGAAGCCAAGGTTCAGGAGATTGTTCGCCGCCTCAAGAGAGGCGAGAGCAACGCGGAGATTGCCCGCATTCTGGACGTGAACCACGAAACTGTAAGCAAGATCAAACTAGGAGCATCGTATGTCGGGTAGTGTCAATAAGGTCATTTTGATTGGGAACGTTTGCCGCGATCCAGAGGTCAGGAGCTTCGCCAACGGCGGGAAAGTCTGCAATCTTCGCATTGCCACAAACGAGACTTGGAAAGACAAAAACACAGGGGAACGCAAGGAAAAAGCCGAGTTCCACTCTGTTGCCATCTTCAATGATGGTCTGGTGCGCATTGCGGAGCAGTACCTCAAGAAGGGCAGCAAGGTCTACATTGAGGGCCAGCTTCAAACGCGCAAATGGCAGGACCAGACCGGCGCGGACAAATACAGCACCGAGGTTGTGCTGCAAGGCTTCGGCGGCACGCTGACGATGCTGGACGGGCCAAGCGGCGGCGGGTCGCAGGAAGGCGGCGGCTACGACAGCGACCAGCAGGGCAGCGGGTACGGCGCGGGCGGACAGCCTTCGCGTGACCTGGACGACGAAATTCTGTTCGCCGCCTGCAAGCTGATCTGATGCTGTTCAACGTCATAATCAGGGCACCGCCCCAGCGGATCGTGTTCTCCGTTGCGGTCTCTATTTCAGCACAGGGGCAGCACACACCAATGGTCGAACCGCGAGGTAAGGGGCCGCGTATGGACGACCAAATTCAGCAAAAAATACACAGAGTGAAACAGGGCATAGGCCCAGACAGGCAGCGAATAAGACCTGACGAGGGGTGGAAGTCCCCAATTTGGAACAACTGACATGACAACCCGCGTTATCAGCACACCAGAGCAGCAAGCCGATGTTTGCGCCATTCTTGGCAACATCGAAAAGTTGCCGATCACGGTAACGTGGGTTCAAGGCAAAGACCGAACCGGCCAGCAGAACGCCCTAGCCTTCAAATGGTACAAGGAAATCGCTGAACAACTTGGCGATAGGGAACCCCATGAGGTTAGGGCGGACTGCAAGCTGCATATCGGCGTCAAAATGATGGTGACCGAGGATGAGACATTCCGCGAGGCATGGCACCGGCTGATGCTGACGCAATTCACCATGGAGCAGAAGCTGCAATTCATGGTCGAGCCGCTGGAAATGCCGATAACGCGGCTGATGAGCACCCGCCAAATGACGCGGTATCTGGAGGCCATCATTGCCCGCTACGCGCCTATGGGCGTGCATCTTACAATACCGGAGGACAAGCTGTGATCAGAAGAACGCGCTACGAATACGAAATAAAGCACACTGGCGATGAAATGGACCGCGCCGAGATTATGGCGGCCTTTGGACATCTGGCGAAGATGCTCGAGCAAACCGACCAAGCAGGTGTTGAGGTGATCAGCTTGAAACGCGACGTAATTTCAGTCGTCATTGAAACGGTTTGGTCGCCATGACCCGCATAGCCACCAAAGGCCCTCTCGGCCAAAAGCAGCCCAAGCCCGCGAAAGCCCGCCGCAAGGGTATGCGCCGCGTATCCCGCAAGAAGACCGCGCAACGTGCATCGCCGGAGGGTCAGGCCGATCTGGAATACATGGCCTGCGTCAAGCAACTGCCCTGCTGTATCTGCGGAAAGACAACGGGCGTAGATGCCCACCACTGTCAGGATAAGCCGCCCGCTGACGAGCCACACGCATATGAGCAGCTACCAGCCGCAGGGCGCAAGTCAGGCGCGCGAGACACGATACCGCTCTGCCATTGGGATTGCCACCAAGAAGGCCCCCTAGCCTACCACCAGAACAAGCGGGCGTGGGCGGAACGCAACGGACCCGACTACGGCTTTATCCCAAGCACCCGCGCAGCAATCGCGGCGATGCTGGGCCAGATTGATTATTGAGGGGACAGAGGAATGCCAATTCGTGACGAAGAGATAGCCGAGATTGATCAGTTTCACCGTGACGCAAACATGCAGGCGATGCGCACAACGGGCTGGAAACGCCGCGTGCATTTGGCTTTTGCCCGCCTCTTCGGTTGGGTGGGTGACATTGGCCGAGAAATCCAGCGCGATGAACAGCGCGGCAAGGACGACACATATCATGGGGAGTATTGACATGACCCAAGAACCAAACACCACGCCGGAAGGGGTGGAGCGGCTGTCACCGTATGCTATCGACGGCGGATGTGACGCTTATGGCAGCATGGAACATGACGATCATGGGGATTATGTTTCATATGAGGATTATTGTGTCCTATCCGCACGCGTGGCTGAACTGGACAAGGCGCTGGATGCAGAAATCGAAAACCGCGACGGTTTCGAGAAGGCTTTTTCAGACGCTTACGAATTGGTGACGGGCAATCAAATGGAGTGGTCCAGCGCATACGGAGTGCTGGAAGCCTTGGCGGATATGAAGCCAGCCAAGACCGCACGAAACGACGCGCTGCGGGAGGTTATGAAGCGCTGTGAGGGATGGTTTGGCACGCCAGGTGCCGACGATATAGCGCGCATTCTGCATGGCGAAATCGAAGACCTGATCGAAGGAGACAAGACCGATGGATAATGCACAGGCTGTATCGGTAAAATACACCAACTGGCTCGGTGAAACAGCGGTGCGCCGTTTGATTCTCGGTGACGTGAGATACGGAACAACAGACTGGCACCAGCAAGAAACTTGGCTGATCAGCGCCTTTGATCTGGATCACCCTGCGCAGATTTGGAAGGAATTCGACCTTACAAAGATGGACTTCACTTGCGCCATGCAGCCCAGCCCATCGGAGGCGGCAATCGAGTGGGCGGTCGGGAAGTGGCGCGATGAGGTGAAGAACCGGCCCCTTCAAAACGTACACCGCAGGGCACTGGACGACACATGGCGCACGGTGATGCGGCACTTCGGCGGTGATCCTGACGAACTGGTAGGGCCAAGCCACGACGCCCTCCGCGCCATCGCGGGAGAGGGCCAATGAAAAGCTTTATCACCCTTATATTGAGTGACGCCCTTGTACTCATGGGGCTTAGCGGCGTCGGCCTACCCATTACGCTTAGCTTGACGCCACCACTTGCAGACCACTCACATCTTGCTTCATGGTATCCGTTCTTTGGGAATTTGGCCGTGTTTCTGGTGGGTGTAACTTGCATCTACATCTGGAGTTCTCTGGAAAATCGCGAGATTGAACGCAAAAACGGAAAGGGCGGTAAATGACCGATGATCACATGGTGAAAATACGAGCAAGATATGCTGATCAAATAAGTAAATATTACAAATACTATGAACCACACGGACTTTTTGATACCCCCCATCTAAAAATAGGTATGCAGGGGTTTGCTTTTGAATACAGCCCAGAGACCCGCGACGATCAACACCGAGAATGGCTTGGTATTATGTTGTGTGCAGCATTGGATAATTTGGTGAGAGTGGAAACTATTTCCACCATAGAGGCCGCAGTGCAGGCCGAGCGGGAAGCGTGCGCGTCTCTTTGTGATGAATACTCAAAGGACCACGGGCAAGGCATGTTTGACCGGCACTCAAATGCCTGTGCCGAAATGATCCGAGACCGTGGGCTGACAGGGGGTGCGGCATGAGCAATCGAAGATCATTCCTAAAACTATTGGGCGGGTCCGCTGTCGCCGCGCCGCTGGTCACACCCAAAGAGGCAGCCGCCGCGCTCGGGTTGGACCCGTCAAAGGTCGGGGTCGTAGGAAACGGGATCGGATCAGCGACTTGCGGGTCTCCATCACCGGGCCTTCCAGTTCATCGCTTGATCAGCTCAATCTACCGCGAAAGAGAGGTCATGACGCGATCGATCGAGCATATGCCAGCTCACATCCGCACCAAAAAAAGTTGGTCTGATACATTCAAAGCTTCGGCGTGGTCAGCAGAAGACCGCGTCTTCCAGGCGCTCGTAGAAAAGATGGAGCGGGACGAGGCTTTCGCGGGTCGTGTCGCAAAAATGATGTTTGGGGGTGCGGCATGACGCAGCTAATCGCCATCGACGCCACAGCCTTGGACGCGCTGCTGAGCGAAATCGCGCGACTGCATCAGCGGTTTGACGCAGTGGAAATGACCCCGCGCCCTGAGTGGGTGACAATCCCAGATGCGGCGGAAGCCCTCGGCGTATCGACTGACACCATCCGGCGTTACATCAGGCAGGGCAGCATGGAAGCGCGCGATGTCTGCGGGCGGCGCATGGTGCCTAATCCAGCCGTTTAGCAAGCTCTGCTGCGGTTTCGTTGTAGTAGACGCTCAACTGCCGCAAGTCACGGTGGCCCACCATTCGGGCCAGCGCCAGAACGTCCAGCTTCTTCGCCAGCCTTGTGATTGCCTCGTGCCTGCTATCATGGAAGGTCAGCCCGTTGATACCCGCGCGCCGCCGAACCTTGGCGAACAGCACAGACACCTGATCGGCGGTCAGCCCAAACGCTGGCGTCATTCGTGGCAGCGCCTCCAGAAGCCGCACGGCCTCTTTGGACAGGGGCACATCACGCGGGTATCCGTTCTTTGTCTTGTGAAGCCGCGCCACCCTGCTCACAAGGTCGATATCCCCCCACTCCAGGCGCGACAACTCCCCCGCCCGCATGGCCGTCTCAATAGCAAACAGGAACGCATGGAACGACCGCGCGGTCGCGTGGGCCAGATCCTCGCCAGCCGATATCCTGAGCCGGGCCAGTTCATCCTGAGATACCAACCGGTCACGCGGCGGGGGCTTGGATGGCTTTGTCACGTCCGACATGGGGTTGACCTTGATAAGCCCCCACTCCTTCCGCGCCACGCTCAGAGCCGCCCCCATCAGCACCATTTCCCGATTCACCGAGGCAGGCGATACCTCCCTGAGCCGCCGGTCACGCCAGGACGCCAGATCGGCAGGCCGCAGGTCCATCAGAGCCACATCGGCCACCCTGTCGCGCCGCAGCTTGTCGATCCTCACAATCTCCCAACGCGCGCCGCTCTTGTGGATTGATACTTCGTCCGCGTACCGCTTAAGCATATCGCCGAAAGTGCCGGACGCCTTTACCACTTCCTCGTTCAAGATCAGGTATTCCTGACGTGCCGCCCAGTCCTTCGCCGCTCTTTTGCTGGGGAGAATCTTGGACACGCGCCTGCCCTTTCGCGCCACAAAAGCCCGCGTTCGACCGTCCGCCATCTTCTCGAAACTTGCCAT